GGCCAGCGCCGTATAATCCGGGCGAGGCCGCGTGAACTCCCGCAAGACCTCACTGATCAGCGGCAGATTGTTCTCAACAACCGGCGCGGCGTCGAATTGCTCCAGTTTGGCCCTGAAACGGCGCGCTACACGCCGCCTTGACGTTTCGCTGCGCCCTTCCCCCGAAACCGCGACAAGGGACTCTAGCTGCTCCTCCAGGGCTTCCTCGGCCCTCTTGCGCCAAAAGGCTTCGCGTGCGCCACTGCTGCGGAAGGCATCGTCACCACGCGGCCTTTGCGCAATGCCGCAAACGTCCTGCTCCGTGTAGCCTACATCCCAGTATCCGTCCTCGACGTAGCAATCCATCGGGTCAATTCACCAACCCATCGTAGGGGGCAACGCCCACAATCTCGCCGTCAGCATCGCGGATCACCCGCTTGGGCTTGGCCGCGACCTGCAAATAGCCCTGAACCTCTTTTACCATGGCTTGCGTCGCGGCAAGCGCCTGCATGATGGCATTGGCCTGCTCGTTGACCGGCAGGCCATCGGGACCGAGGATTTCCCCGCGATCCGCAGCCGCCACGCGCTGTTCGATCATGAACTTCTCGCGCTGCCATGCGATTTCCATCATCTTCAACTCGCGCGCCGCCTCACGATCCGCCGTTTTCGTCGCAAGATCAGCCTGCAACTGCGCCGCCTCCCTGTCGCGGGCAACCTCCATGCGGGCCTTTTCCGCCATCATGTCGTTTTGCAGCTTCGCCTTATCCGCTTCCGCCCTCATTTGGGCCTCAAGCTGCTTGATCTGCATGGTCATCTGCATTTCCGCCTGCTTCAACTGCATTGCAGCTTCCGCCTTGATCTGCTCGGGCGGCGGCGGGTCAGGCTGTTGCATCAAGGCCCGCATCTGCTCCGGGTCAGGCTCGGTGAAATACAGCGTCGGCGTCCTTAGCCCTGCGCTTTCGGCCAGCTTGGAAAGCGAATTCCACAGGTTTTCCGGCGTCACATACGGGTTATTCTTCGGACCGAAGCTGGCTAGCAACTTTTCCTGCGTCTGCATGACAAGGCCCATCATCGCCATGTCACGCTCCCGAGTGCCCGCCCCAAGGCCCACATTCACCGAACAATCCATTTCGGCGTTCCAATCGCGCGGATCAAACTGCACCCATTCGCCACGCAGCCGAACCGTGCGCGCCACGTCCTGATGACGGATCAATAAGCGCAGCAAGCCCCGGAACAAGTTTCGCAGCCCTTCCGCCGCCGTCTTGACCATCAATTCAGTCTGGCCAATCGCCGCCTGTTCCATCATGCTTGCGGCAGTCGCGGTCATGTTCTGCAACGCATCCGGCGCAAGCCCGGCGCTGGCATCCGAAACGCCAGTCCGGTCCTGCGCTTCCTGATCCATGTATTCCAGCATGGAAAAGGACTGTTGCGCCACGAAAGGCACGGTGTTGAAGCCCAAGGCCGACCGAACATCGGCCCCTTGAGCGATACGAATAGGGCGCCCAAATTCCGGGTTCAGAACCGCATCCGGGTTTTGCACGGTTCCGGCCTGGTAAACCTGTTGCGGGTTGTTCTGCCAATACAGGTTATCCAGCGTCTGGCGCATCAGCACGGTCTTGACCCGCTGAATATCCATCAGGTCGTCCGCAAGCGAAATGCCTTCCCACTGGTGCGGCTGTGACATCACCTTGATGTCATAGAACTGCACCTCGTCGCAGTCCTCATCGCGCAACAGGTTCTTTTCAGCCAGGCCGCCGGCAAAGCACATGTGCCGGAGCTCCGCGATCCCGTCGCCGTCTTCGTCGTAGCGCACAAAGATGTCGTAGTAATCAACCTGCCCGTTCAGCCGATAAATCTCATCGCCCTCTTCGACGTAATCCCGGCGGATGCTCCGCTCTACGTCATCCTCTCCGGCATCACCAAGCCCCATGACCACATCGCGGTCATAGCCCATGGCGATCAGGTCCGACCTCGACATGGACAGCTTTTCGCCAACCAGAACTGCGTCCTCAAGCGTCACGGCGTCCGAGTGGATCAAGAACCGCTCGCGCGGCACGGCGGCAACCCGCAGCTTGCGACTGGTGACGATTCGCTTGATCCGCACGTCATACAGCGTAACCGGCCCGAACTCGGTCATCTGCTCGACTTGGGTTTGCTCCAGCACTTCCGTGTCAGCATCACCGACCAGTTGCGCCAAGGCTTCCTCGGGCAAGCCCGTATGGCTGCTGATCCTGGCGGTTTTCTTCTCCTCGAACCACGCCTTCAAGATGCCGTTGCGAAGCAAAAGCGCGTCATGCAGCGCGTCTTCGACATGCCGCCGAATGTCGCTTTCCGGCACCACGACCAGATTGATGTAATCCGTCGCCTGTTGCGCGCCGCGCTCATCCCCCTCGGACTGCGGCTGGTATTCCACCACGTTATCAGATCCCAGAAGCGTCCGCATAAGCGACGGCAGCACCTTCTTGATGTTCGCCCGCAGATCACGCGAAACCATGGCCGACCGGCCTTTGTCGGCTGGCGTGTCGGACATGATCCCGCGATAGTATTCCGTCGCGCGGATGCGGTCCTTGGCCAGATTTTCCGCGTGCTTTTCCGCGTCCTCGACCATCGCCGCTATGGTGCTGAACTTTGTCAAATGATATTCCGCCTTACAAACTTCGGTTCCGCCGATGGCTTCACAATCGCAAACCGCTTCATCATCAGCGCATAACGGCTGGCCGAAATCAGGTCGTCACGCTCTTTCACGATCCTGCCGTCTTTCCGATGATAGATGCGCCGCTCATCCAGCCAGCCCCGGCATGTGTTGAAGACCTTCCAGCGCCCTGTCTGCATCCGTTGCAGCATGTCCGAAACGCCCGCCTCGACCCCACTTGTCCCATCGTCAAACGTCGCCCTGTCATGCGTCATCGCAAGCCCTTGGGCGCGGTATTGTGCGGCCAGTTGTTCCCCTGACCCTTTGTCGTGCTGCAAGCCGTCATGCGGCCAAGCTACAGGTATCCACTCGCCCCAAGGCTTGATGCTGGCCGCATGGATGATCGGGCTTGCCTCGCGCTGCCGATATTCCCCGATGACGTAGATTACATCCGCGTCACGATCCCACGCCAAGCGCACGGCGGCAAACGGGTGATCCCAGCCAAAGTCAACACCGATGATCTGCGGCCATATCTCGGGAATGGCTATCGGCTCGCAAACGATGTCTTCCTCAGGCACCGGGAAGATAAGGCCTGACCCCATAGACGGGATACCCTTTGTCCGCGCTTCCCTTTCGTGCGGCGGATAGCTGGCGATGATGCGGTCACGTTCTTCCGGCGTGTAGTGTTCCGCGTCGTCAATCGTCATCGTGATCGTCGCGCGATCCGGGCTTTCCTCCATCAGGAACCGCGACACCACGTCCGACATCCCTTGCAGCGGCGTGAACGTCAGGGCAATCCGCCCCTTGGTCGCATTCGTCCGCGTAATGCCCTCGAAATAAACGTCTGCGGGCGGCTCTTCGTCGAACCAAACGAAGTTGACCGTGTTTGCCTGCCACTTGCCGCGCCCCTGCTCGTAGGCCTTCAGCAAGAGCGTAGACGCGCCACCCGATACATGCCGCACACTCACGCTATCCAAGGCATTTGACACACCAGCGCGGCGCGTGCGGTCCACGATGCAGCGGGCCGGGATGAAACCTGTCCCCCACTCGTCTTCGCTTGCGGGCGGGCCGATCAACAGGCGCTGCACCCCGTCGCGCGTCAGTTCGTAGCTTTCCGATCCGGCAAGCGCGGTGATCGGCCCGTCGAACCGATGGCCCTTCCACCAGTCGGGATACTCGCCGGTCAGGTGCATCGCCATTTCCGCCGCGCCCGCGATGGTCTTGCCCAACTGGTTGCCCGCCATGAAAAGGCGCTCACGCGCGGGGCTGTTGTGGAAGTCAAGCTGCTTGGCGTAGGGGCGATAGTGCCGCAGGCGGTTAGTGCGCTGTCTGCGGTCCAGTTCCTGCGCCAGTCGTGCCTCCAGCGCGGAGAGCGTCTCGGATGGCAGAGATTGCAGCATCGAGTGCATCGTCATCCAGGTCGTCCAGCTTTCCTGTCAGGTCTGCGGTAAACACCGGTGCCTTGCCGTAACCTCGATCAAGGATTTCCTTTGCCGCCGCAATCTTGACCCGTTCGTCCGGGCTTTCCATCCCCTCGACCAGCACTTGAACAGCCCTGTCTGTGTGCTGGCGAGCTAAGGCGGCGATGCCCTTGGGGCGTCCTCCGGGGTTTCCGGTGACGCCTGGAACGAACCGGCCTGCTTGGTCCCTGTTTTCAGGCATAGTGCTGACCTTTGGTCAATGCTTACGCACAGGAGGCCAGCGACCCTGCGGGCGGTTGACCCCTGCGCCCTGACCGCCGCA